GACAGATGTTGTTTGGTTACATTCCCAGAAAGAAATCAAAGAATTTGTAAATAAAGTTAATAAGTTAGAAAATGAGTAGTGTAAACAAAGTGACATTATTAGGAAATGTCGGAAACATCGAGGTTAAAAGCTTCGAAAACGGAAAAAAATTAGTTCAATTATCTTTAGCTACGTCTGATGGCTACAAGAAGAATGATGAGTGGGTAGAGAAAACAGAATGGCACAGATGTATTTTTGCTATTCCTGCTTTAGCTGATCGTGCTGCATCAATTCAGAAAGGCGATAAGATTTATGTTGAAGGAAGCATTAGTACAAATGCATGGACAACTAAGGATGGTGAGAAGAAAGAGATTAAAGAAATCTCATGTACAATGTACAAGACATTCTCTAGAGCGAAAGCTGCTGAAGGAGAATTCAACCAACCTAAGACAACAGTAACTAAGCCTGCGTCAAGCTTCGATGATTTCGGAGATAGTCCTTTTTAATATTTAAGAAACTGAACCACTCAATAGTATTGGGTGAGTACCTTGCGGACGAGGCGCACGTTGTCGCAAGTAGCTGTGTAAGGCAATCGCCCCTTCGCTTACACAAGACCACCAAGCTAAAGTCGGGTGGTTTTTTAAAACAAACAAATGCCAATAAATCAAAATAGTGGCAAATGTTGGGTTACTAAGTAGTAACTTACCAAGTCGTAAGTAATAGTTATGGAAAAATACGAATTAGATTTAACAGCTGGAGATATCGGAGAGATCATTGAGATTATCCGTGTTCAGCATTTAAGATTACACGCAGAGCCATTCGCTAATAAAATAGGAATGAAAGAAAAAGTTCTGTTATCTATTGAAGAAGGGAGAGGGCCACACGGTTTACTTGCCCTTAAGAAAATGAATGAAACCTTCCACAATGTGAAGGTAAAAATAATTGTAGAGGTATATTAACGACCTTGACCTACGTTTCGCTTTTTGTACAGCTTAGATCCCTTGATCTTACTTGATCCTTTCTTTGCATGAGTTCCTGGTCTTTTCTTCTTAGGAGTCTCAAGCTTTAAGGTTGTACCTGCTTGCTTTGCCATTATTTAAAGAATTTTATTTGATTTCTTAATTTCTTTTTCCGCCTCTTGCTCTTCTATCTCCAGGGGAATCTGTTTTACTTCCTCTGTTACTTGACTGACTTTTAAATCCAACTATTTTACCTCCTTTATGATAGGCATCAAGACCATCATGATTACCATGCGTTCCGTTCTCACGATTGATTGCCTGTAATATAGTACGGTATTTCTTACGTGCAGGAGTATCCTGATATTCAGTATCATAAGCTACCTTTTTCTTACGAGCCTCTGGATGAGTCTGGTAATACTTAGCACTCTTAGATTTACCTGTTTTAGTACCTGCTAGTTTATTTCTCATGGCCTAAATGTTTTTCGGTAATCATTTAATCGATTCAACCATCCCTTAAGGAATTTAGCGTTCTTACCAACTCCAATAGCCCTAAAGAATCTTTCTCTTTCGTTTGTAAGAGCATCAAATAGTTTAGTAGGATCTATAGAGTTAGCTGCTTTAATCGTATTATTTCCTATGATACCATCAACATCACACTTAACACCACATTTCTCAATAGAAACCTGAAGTGATTTAACAGCTTGTTTAGCTCCACTTCCCCATGCCATACCCGTTACGAAGATAGCTACGTTGATGGATTTAAACTCGTCAGCTCTTACTGAGTTCCAATATAAAGTCTTGAATACATTGAACCAATCCTCTGCATTCATAGCAAAGAATCTAGCATCATTTCCCTTACCAAACATAGATGCCCATACTTTATAGGTAATTCCTACGTTTGTATGCCACCCTGTTTTACCATTGTAAGGTGTTGGACAAGGATACTTAGATGCTGAATCAGCCGTATCTCTTGATAATCCTCCCTCCCACTTTTTTGTGAAAGCAATATATTTATTGATTATTTCCATTTGTCGCTTTCAGTTTTAAGCCCTGTAATGAAGTCTTTGAATGACTTAAGCATATCTTTACCTGTAACGTATTTATAGCTCTCATTCATGCTCTTAACCTCTGTTACAACGAAGAATAATGCCACTGCCTTGGTAAGTAGTAATTCGATTGATATAAAGTGAGCTATGATGTCTCCTGCAATATACTTCTCTACTAGAAAGAAGAAAGATATAACAGCTGAATAAATTAAAGACTTAACACCTGTAGCAAGCATTTTTTTACTCTGAATGATGTCGCCTATCTTGGCTTCTGAACCTTCTTTTCTTCTGCTTTTAACAGATCTCCATATTCCAAATCCGAAATCAAATGCAATAGAAATTAGGGCGATTGTTACTAATGGGCCTATAGGCGCAAATAGCGTGATAAAGCTAGAGAGGAGAATCAATGTGTTAGTCTTCATTTTAAATATTTATATAGCTTATAAGCAATAAAAAGTATAACAAAGATAATGAAAAAGGCTAACAGGTTATTTAAGAGCTTCTTCCACCATGGGTACTTCTCATAGTACGTTATAGGTATCTTTCTCTCAACGATTTTAGTGATGTATACAGGATCACATTTACCCTGAATATACACCTTCTTTTCTTTTGGCACATACCAAGCCCTTACAGTCACTCTATCTTTCGTTAATGTGATTGTATCAGTCAACTGCTTTAACGTCACTACAGTGTCTGTATGCACCTCAGGTACGTACAAAGTAATGGTGTCATGAACTATTAATGTATCCTGAGTTAACAAATAAGGGTACTTCTCAATTAAATGAGTGAATCGTCTTTGCGGACTACAAGAAATCAATAAGATTAGGAATGGTAATAGATATTTCATTAGTATGTTTTCGTTAATGTGAATAGTTCTGAATATATGATGTCTCCTGCATCAGTAGATCCCCATTGTGCATTAATTTCAAGTGTGTTATCTACTGTTGTATCGAATCCTTTAAATGTTTCCGTGCTAAAATTAACACCTTCTAATGCATTTGATGCATCTTTGTTATAGTAGAATGATCCACCTGAAACTACTGATGCTTCTCCATCTCTACCGATAGCTCTAATTGTAAAATTAACGTCTAACTTCCAGTGTTTTTTTGTTGTTGCCGGCATTAATATCTTAGAATAAAATAAATCAATATTATTTGCTTTAATTCTAATATAAAGTGTATGATTATTAACAGATGATATATGCCCTGTTAGTATAGCAGAGAAACTATCTCCTACTTGAAATACATTTGCAGGGACACTTAATGTTCCTATGCCTTCACCTATTAAAGATTCTTCTCGTTGTGAATTGGTTATAGGTGCGCTTGATTCTATCTGTGCGTATAAACCCTTAGGAGCAGATGAGTAATCAGGTACATTTAATACGTTATTGACAAACGTAGAAGGACCATTTGATCCAGTCGTTGTTAATGTAATCTTGTCCTGCTTGTTGCTTTGTATATCTGTGATTTCACCATCAATAGTAATAAAATCATTTTTGATAGTTTTAATTTCAGATGACTGGGCATTAGACAGATTAGCTAACGCCCTGATGTCATCGATGTTTTTATTGGCCATAAGTCCATTGAGGGTATTCTTTTTCTGAACGCTCCCTGTTTCGACTAATCGTTTGGACTTAGGCTTGTACATTACTCCTCCTCTTTCTCTACTGACTGTGCAGCAGCGTTCAAGATGTTTAACAATGCAATTGCGTATCTTCCTGGCATCTCGCCAATAAGTCCTTCAATCTGTTTTACTTGTTCTTCGTTTAATGAAATCATAGCGTTTTTATTTTTGGCTAAATTAAGAAATAATTACTACTCCTAAATATTCCGCAACGTATTCGTTTACTACCGAGTTGTCACGTCCCCATTCTGCGAATTGTTCTTCAGTCAAGGTGTAATTGCCTTGACTTAATACCTTTCCGTCTTCGGTTAGCAATTGCCAGTACGTTGTGCAAGTCGTTGCATCCGTTGCGAAGTTTAATACTAACACGCTTAATCGTGTCGCAGTACCTTCGTTAAGTGGGTAGGGAATCGGTTGAATCGCTACTCCTTGTGGTGTTGTTGTTTCCATGATTTATAGTTTTACTAAATTATTTACTTTATTTAAAAATGAATCTACTTGCTCGCCAAATAGAAACTTATATCCTTTTACGTTATAAAAACCCATGCTCTTGCAGGATTTTTGTATGTCTTTAGGTCCACAAGAAATCGCCTTAGCTGCGTCTGTAATTGAATCATATTTAGCTACTAAAAACATATTGTCTCTTGTGTACATATATACAGGCTTAACTTTGCCGATAAGTCTTTGATAGTCTGATATTTTCTGTCTAGTGTCTTGACTAACTTCAATTCCTTTTCTTGATTTACCCTCTCTACACATATTACAACATAACTCATTGTCTACATGCTCAAACAAATATTTAGTCTCAATAGAATTAAGTTCTTCTTTTGAGCACTCTTGAATTATATCAAAAGTAAAATCCTTGTATTTATTGTAACAATTTTGAAGCCTGCTATTTGAATGAATTCCTTTTGTTAACTCAAACAAATGTCTTGACTTTCTTGTTTTCATATTTATAGATTGTCCATAGTAGTAATGACCATTTGGAAATGTAATCTTATAAATACCGCATTTACCAGCAAGGTTGCCAAGTTGTTCCATCGTAACAATTTAATTTATTATTAGTAGTATCAAAAAATATGAGCGCTTTTGCTGGAGAAGCAATTGCTAGCATTTGCGCATTAGTTCCCCGTGGAGGAAGGAAGCCTTGTGTTGTGCTTGTAACTATAAGTTTAGCTGAAGCTACGTTTGTTGTTGAGCCAATTATTACATTATTTGCTAATGAATTTAAAACAATCGGTCTACTATTATAGGACTGAATCCAAGCATAACTACCCGTTTGATTTACGCCAAAATTAAACGAACCATAAGAATTGTTTTCAGCAACATTGGAATCTATACCAACAACTCCATTAGATACGGATAAATTACTTGCATTTGATATTGTAACATTTCCCGTAATTGCAGTTGCTCCTCTAAACACAGCAGTACCATTAACGTCTAGCTTGTATCCTGCGTCTGTGGTGGTGTTGATTAAGACGTTGCCAGTGTTTACAATTCGCATTCTTTCGGTGCTGCTTATTCTAAATGCGTGTTTTGCTTGGTGGTCATAATCTCCCGAACCATACAAATCTAGTGTTTGAGCTTGATTAGCTGTAAATAAACGGAATCTAAAATCAGAGCCCGCTATCCCACTTGACGCTGTTTGAATCATATTCGTGCTACCACTACGAATTAATAAACAACCTACTGAGGTTCCTATCAAATCAAATGTTGTTGTTGGCGTTCCACCAATCCCCAACCTTCCGTTCGTGTTATCCCAAAACAAGTTTGCCGATTCACTCACCACATTTCCCGTACCTTCAAACAATACACGTCCAACAGTACCCGAAGTGATTGCAGTCGTACCGATTGTGATTCCCGTAGATATAGTGAATGTTCTATCTGCTGAAAGGTCTTGTGTAGTTCCGTTTATTGTTAGGGTGCGAGTCGTTGGGACACCGCCTAGTCCACTT